TCCTTCACGTTCACGGGGCACAGCTCGTCGTGCTCCACATACTTCTCGTGGATGTCGATCAGTCGGGCACGCAACAGGACACGCATCCCCTGAGTGAGGGCTTTGTCTCTGTTAGCGGATTTGCGCATGAACGAGGCGAGGAACCCCACGAGACCTCCAAGTGCAGTCGTGATCAGCCAGCCGATTGCTGTGGTGCTGATGTAATCCATTGCTATACCGCCGTCCTATCCGAGTGCATATGGGGTGAGTGTACTGCGACAAATCCATGCGTTGTCTTTTTCTAGATTTTGGAATCTGATACTTCCTCTATCGGATCCATCCAGATACAACGACACTATTCCCGAAAAGTAGCCGGATGATCCAATGATGGCGTTCGTCGGGAAATCGTTTTTGGGCAGCCATGACGATGGAATACCGTTGGCGAGTTGTACGGTACTCATGCTTGAGACATTGAAACCTTGACACAGAAGTGCCAGATACGCGACTCCATCGATCACTCGACCCTTAAAGGTCCCCTTGACTCCGCTGGCTAGATAGGATGACAGGTCTACCCATCCCGAGTCGCTCATTTTCCTGCTGTTGATATACACGCCATCATTGACGGCGGTGATGTCAACCCGGTTGGACGAGGAAATCCCCACCGTTTCGTCCGTGATGTTTATCTGAGGCTGTTGCGCCTCGGTACCAAGGAACACGCCGTTTTTCGTGGCGAACACCACCTTGCCACCGGTGCTGCCGCTATCCGAGGCTTTGATGCTTATGAGGGTGTCGCCATCGTCCCCGTACATTTCCAGGGCCGGATACCCATTGTCGTTGAGGCCGAAGTATGCGCCCGCGCCGAACGGCGTGCGAGTGATGGTCAAATCGTCGATATAGCAGTCAAGGATCTTCTGGGTGCTCGAATCGAAAGGCGGGTTGACCAGCATATAGGGGAAGATGCTTGATGTTCCCATCGCCTTGCCATAGGGGATCTTGGCCGTGTAGGTTACGTGATTCCACCCTACCGTCCGGCTGGGGTTGAGGTCGCTGGCCCCGATGCCGTCGGCCCAGTTGAACGTGTCGATGCTGGTGGTTGATGGGGTGGGGAAATATACCCAGTAATCGAACGTATAGGTGGCTCCCGGCAGGAGACGATCGGCAGGTATGACGTCCCTCAGGGACAGGGACGCCCATATTGCCGACGATGGCACCTTCAGTGACGAGCTCCCCGAATGGTGTTGTTCCGTGGAAATCGTAAACTGCGCCTCGCCCACTGAACGCCAGCCCTCGATACCCGCTGAGTCCTCAAAGGTCTGACTGTAGATCGTCGTTGACGATGGTGTCTCGGCAGGGGTCAGCGACATTGACCCACCCACGGCGTTGAGTTCGGTAACGGTCATGTTTTTAGCGATCGCGTTGATCATATTCACCACGCCGTTCGAGGTATTAAACGTCAAGTTCCCGTCGGCGTCGGTGGTGTGGAATCCCTGCGTGTCAAAATAGGAGCGCGGGTTGTCTGCTGAAGTCTGGAACAAGCCGCCTGTGATGATGCCAGCCGCAATCAGGCCGATTACCGCGCTGTCGGCGTTTATCCCCCTAGAGGCCAGTTGGTCGAGATAGATGTTTACCGGTATCTCAACCCACGCACGCTCGTCCCACCACCATTCGCCCACGAGGGCTGCTCCGCTGGAATCCGGGTCGCGGTCGTACTTGAGCCACAGGTCGCCATTGTTCACGCCGTTCCCGGAAGGGTCTGTGATGGCTTTCGTGATGGCTATGCCGAGCCTGTCGGGGTCGATGTCCGAACCGGCGACCTTAACCGTGATCGAATCCGATGGAGCCGACGCGTTGGGCCTGCTCGACCCGTCCTCACCGTGAGCGTCATCATAGGCGACGGCACTCACCAGATGAGTGGCACCGCTGTCGTATGGGCCGAACACGACGCTGCCCTTCGCGGCGAGCCTGCCCGATTCGACGCCATCGACCAACAGTGCGACATGGTGAAAATCCGGTGGGACCCCACCATCGAGAGTCCCGTCCCAGGAGACGACGATCATGCCGCTGCCGCTCTGTGCGCTGACGCCTGTCGGGGTTCCCGGCGCGGTGGTGTCCCCCACCCAGGGCGCTACACCGGCATCCCCGGCGTCCACGCCCATCACGGTCTTGGTGCCGTCGGCGTTGGGTATGGTTACACTGCCGGCGTTGCCGGTCATCTGACGGGAGGCGAGCCTGACCGCGGCGTTCGCCGCATCCAACGCCACCGACACATCGTCCCTGCGTGTGATATCCGGGTGAAAAGCCAAAACATGCTCCTTAGAATGGTGCGTTCATGACATCGAATTTCAATGAGACCTTGCTGGACTGGTCCCCGCTCATCTCCATGAGTCTGGTCGAATAGGTGCCGTCCGGCAGCGTGCGATGCCCGGTCACACTCACCTCGCAGGACTGTCCCGGCCAGAACGAGCCCAACGGGTGCATGGGCCTGCCCGCCGTGTCGGTGTCGTTCACGTCGATGCTGCCGGTCAGCTGCATCACGGTGCGCTTGTCGGCGTTCAGGATCGACAGCACCTTGGGTTTCAGGTTCTCCACGGTCGCGGCATCGGTGTCCGAGTACGCCGTCTCGCGCAGGATCGGCGGGTCCATCGACCCGGTCACCTGGGAGAGGTCCTCCGCGATCGCGGTGACCACGCTCTCGTCGGTTCCCGCACCCGTCCCGTACACGCGTTGGCATGGCAGCGCGTAGGAGACTTTCAGCCCCTCCAGCGAGCCGCCACCGGGAAAACTGTTCAGGGCGAGGGGCGCGTGATCCATATCGAGGTAGACATCCGCGTCCGACCCTGCCAGGAACCGGCAACGCGCGTGCCGGTCATCCGACCAGTACGGGCGGAACGTCATGTCCGGGCCGCCCTGCACGTTCGCGATGTTCGTGAGCAGGGATTTCACGTCGAGGTTCTGCACGTTCCAAGCCTTGTAGTCCGTGCGCTGGTGGTTGCCCGGCTCGTTCACATACGTGCAGTCGAACGGGAGCGTGCCGCCGTTCTTGCCGTTGACCGCCAGGTCGATCAGGTTGGATGCCAACCCACGCAGGGACAGCCCCGTCCAGCTCACGGTATCGGTGCTCCTGCCATCCTGGAACGCCCCGTCACGGATCGCGTAGCGCGATCCCATGAGCGTCATGGGCGAATACACCGGGAACGTGGTATCGAGCCACGAGTCCTCCCGCTCGCCCAACGCGCCCCACAGGATCGGCGTACCACGACGGTCGGCCACACCCTCATACACCCATGAGGAGCACAGCGCACGCCTCCCCATGCCGAGCATGTGGTTCAGTTCGGCGGCAGTGGCCCGATGCGTCAGCACTCCCGCGTCGTCGAACTCGTCGAACTGGCTCCACGGCAGCGTCAGGTTCGACGCATCGGCCTCACCCAGATTCTTCGCCGTGGTCGTGAACCCGAAATCCGACACGCTCATCTGCCAGGAGAACGATGGGATGTCGATGGGCGCGATGATCCTGCCGGTGCGCGCGTCCGTGAGCCAATGCGCCCACGTCACTTCGCCACGCTGCCATCTACGACCTCGACATACCGAAGTCCACGCCACGTGAACGCCTTGCGGTTCGTGTTCGGGCACACCTCCACATCGACGCTGTGCGTCCGACCGCCCGACAGGACGATGGGGAACGACACCTGCTGGCGCGCCCACACGGGGAACACGGGGCATTCGTCCAGACCGTCGGTCATCACCTGCCCATCGACCTTCAATCGCGCGTAGAAACTCGAAAGCACCTCATCGGCGCTCGACGCACGGTACACGAACCGGACCGTCACACTGCGGTCCATGGGAAGGTGTTGGGTCGTGCACGCCGCCTGCCCCCACCAAAGGTTCGGCCGCCAATCCTGCGTCTGCGAACCCGTGTTCGCCTGGTAGCCGATACGGTCGAGGCCCACGCCGTAGGGGATCGCGTAGTTGACGTCCCCGTAGCGTGCCGCCGCGCCCGTGGTGCCGCCGCCCGCTGGCATGAGGAACATCGCCAACGCGAGTCCGCCCGCCGGCAGGCCGGGTATGGCGGGGCTCGCGGCGGGCGTGCCCTGCTTGACCATGACGTGCACCAGGTTGTCGGGCGTGCCCGTGTTGGCGAGCATGTACACCACGTCGATGCGCGGATACGTGCCATCCCCCGCACTCACCGCGTTCTCAGTATTGCCACCGGGCCAGTACGCCTCAGTGTAGCCGTCCGCATCACCCATGCTGCACACCGCCGTTCCGGCCGACACGGCATAGTACAGGTCGGAACGTCCGGAAACCGTCAATCCGCCCATGATGCCCGTGTTGTTCCAGTGCCGTTTGATGATCTGGCGGTGCGTCAACGGGTCCAAACCCTTGCCATTAGTGTCAACATCAACCCCGAGTGCGGTTGTCATAGAGCCTCCAAAATAAAAGCCCCGCACGAGGCGAGGCAATGAATGTTTGAAAAGAGATATTTAGATGTAGGTGTCACGGCACACTGCCGTCACCCAGCCGGTACCCGCACTCATGAGCCTGAGCGACACCGAACCATTTGCTGGCACCACAGGGAAATCACGACGCGACAGGTTACGGCTCACGTCCACGCCACCCATTGAAGCCGTCTGCGAGCGCGAATCCAAGATAAGCGGCACAGCACCGATCGCGCCGTCATACTGCAGCGCGTTACCACCCCACTGGATCTGCACCCCGTTCGGGAAGCTTCCGGTCACCGTGAGCACCGGAAACGCTTTCGAACTGCCCTGATTCAGCAACAACGCCACGTTCGACGCGGAGCCAGCAGTACCATAGGAAAGCGGATACTTCAAACCCTTGCCAGAGTTGTACTGCAACCCACCCTGCATAACCGACACAGGGAATAATTGTGTTTGCAACGGCGACCAAGCCAGACGCTCAGGACGCGGACAGATAATGGTAAGCGTGCCAGTCTGATGGCGTTCGTTCCAGCCGGACCCGAACTCGGGACGAACATATCCCGACACGAACGTATCCGACCGGTCATCCACCACACGCAACCTCACCGGCATCCCGTTCGCCTGTGACACTCTCGTGATCGCATCCAACACCTCACCATGCACGTCACCAATCGCATCGAAATGCACCGTCACCGTACGCGTCGCATAGAGTATCGAATCCGCCGCCACATCATGCGCACCATTACCCGACGCACGCTCCGTCACATCAACCTTCAAATCAGGAGCACCCCACCAACCCTCGATGCCTTCCTTGGACAGCATCAGAGCACCACCTACGGGCTTGTACCTTCCGGAATGAAATTGGATATTCTCGTTATCTCCGAAATAGAGAAACGCATGAGCATCAATCATCCTCACACCCCCATCAAAGAAGTACGGGCAGAGGAGGCTGCCGTGCGGCCAAGAATGTTCCCATTCACATAAGGATTCACCACACCCTTATTCGTAATACTGATATTCTGATTCACGACAGGCTGCGACGATATGACCGTTCCTCCAGAAAGCTTTCCCGTGGCGTTGGCCCGGTTAAGATTCTGCAGGCCAATCTTTCTCGCGGCTGCAGCGCGGATGACGTATTCTCCATCCGAGAGCCAGGTCATGATCGAATCAGAAGTTGAAGTCCCAGGACCCGACACAAACCCCGATGGACCACCTGACGCCAAACGTTGAACAATACCGCCATTCGCACGATGCACCTCTCCTCCATGCGACAACCCCCAGTAGGATTTCATCGTGCTGCCAAAGCTCCCGAAGAAGTTCTTGATGTTCGTCCAGCCGCTACCGGCTTGTTCGGCGAAGAAGTTAGTCTTATGCTCTTCGGGAACGGACTTAATACTCCCTCTTGCCTCACTGGCCTTATTTTTCACATCAGAATTATCGGCGTTTAGCGACGCATTAGCTTTAGAACCATCAAAATGACGTAACGACGTCGTCGCTTCAGCTGTTTTCTTCTGGGCATCCGTATTGTCAGCGGTTAGCAGGGTCTGTACTTTTCCTGGCAAACTGTTCATGTTCAGATGCAAGTTGTTGATGTCCCCATTGGCCTGGTTGGTCAATGCGTTCATCACGGTGCTTTTCTGTGCTGGAGTCAATCCCAAGGTATTGAGGTAGGCTTCCACCTCGCCTTTGGTCAGTGTGGAATTCTCTGTGAAGGTGGTGTTCACATTTGCCGGTATCAGGCCGAGAGAGTCCGCGTACTGTGCAGCTGCTTGAGAACTCATTCCCTGCTGTTCCAGAGTGGCGATCAGTGAGTCTCGCATCTGTTGGACACTGTTTTTAGCGCCTTGGATGGCGGTGGACATATCCCCGCTGGTTTTCCCATACTCCAGTTGAGCTTGCACATTCTGCCACAATGCATCGGTAGCTGAACTCACTGCTTGCTGTGAAGCGGCTGTCAACTGTCCGTTGTTCGCCAGATCGTCGCCGTTGGCTTTCAGCGTGGTAGAGAGTTGGCTGAAAGCGGATTGGACAGCGCTGGTACCGTTATTAATCGCGTTCTGGGTCTGCGAATATTCGATCATCTCCTTGATAGTGTCCTGGTAGGAACCTTTCAGATCGTTCACCACATCGCGAAGGCTCTGCATTTTCGCCTTGTATGTGCCGTTGAAGGTTATTCCCGAACCGGCTGCCTTATCCAGTTGAGACATGGCATCACCGGTGCCGGTTATCGCATCCTTGACGGTTGACCAGCTGGTCCCCGTGTCTTTGACCAGTGAGGATAAGTTACTGTCTTTACCCAGTGAGCTCAGTTTATCGATGATGCCAAGGTCGCCAGACTGTCCGGATTGCATCTTCGACCAGAAGCTACTTACACTATCTGCTCCTTCTTTCATTGCCGCGGAGAAGTCATCGACCATATTCTGGGTTTTCTGCATTTGGTCGCTCATTGTGGCGGTATAAGCCGTGACGCCGAGTGCGGCTGCGCCAAAGGCTACGCTTGCGGGACTGATGCCCCCTAATGCGGATGACAGTCCACCTGTTTTCTTGACCGCTCCGGCTGCTTTAGTGTCAAGGGTTTCCACGCTCTTGGCCGCATTGCTGATCTTCGGAGCTGCGCCTGAGGCATTGCTGCCCGCATCCTCCAATGATTCGGCTATGGACGTTATGGAACTGGATTTCGAGAGTCTGCCCGACACCAGGCCACCGATGGCGCTGCCTACGGATCCGATGCCCTTCACCAATCCAGCCGAGGCTTTCACCACCATGCCGATCGGTGAGAGCACCATGCTGGCCTGCCTGCCGAACAGAGCGAAACCGAGCACGGCGGACTGCACTCCCGTAGGGAGTTCACCGAACAGGTCGAGCAGTTTCGCGATGGCCGGGAGCACGGGCTGCACGGTGTCCAATGCCTGCGCGAACCCGTTCAGCCCCCGGTTCAACGTGGGGAACGAGCTGCCGGCACCGGTCACCTTGGATTTGAGCGGGCTTAACGCGTCACCGATGGTGTTCAATCCCTCATGGATGCCTGAGAATGATTCCTCCAACCGGCGCATGGTGGAGTCGTCGACGTTGAAGGCCTTCTTGAACGCGCCTTTGAAGTCCTTCTTCTCAATGAGTCCAGAGACCGAATCCCACGTTCTTTTGAACCAGTTGGTGAAGTTACCGAGCTTGTCTGAAGCGAAATTGATGGCCCCTGTCAATTGGGGTTTCATCGTGTCCAGGAACGTGCTGCCGAACTTCTCGACAGCAGCCTCCCAGTTGCCCATCGCACCTTCGAATGTGCTGCTGTCGGCCGCCGCCTTCTTCGCAATGTCGGTCATGCCAAGATCCATGAGCGCCTGGTTGAACTCGTCGGCGCTGACCTGGCCCTTCTCCAAAGCGTCGGAGAAGTTCCCGGTGAAGGCCTTGTTCTTCTTCAAGGCATCCTGGATCTTTCCCGAAGCGCCGGGGATCGCATCACGAAGCTGGTTCCAGTTCTCTGTGGTGAGCTTTCCCGCTCCTGCGGTCTGGGTGAGCACCATCGTCACGCTTTTGAACGTGTCCGCATTACCACCGGCCACGGCGTTCAGGTTGCCAGCGGCCTCCACTAGATTCGCGTAGTCCTTCACACCGTTGGATGCCAACTGGGCTGTCGCGGAACGGATGTCACCGAGATTATAGACGGTCCTGTCGGCGTAGACCTGGGTCTGGTCGACGAGCTTGCCGATGGTCTCGGTGTCGATTCCTGCAAAGTTCAACGTATTCTTAAACTTTTGCGTCGAATCCGAGGCATCCATGGCACCAGAGATCATGCCCGAGAACAATCCCATGATCCGCTGTGTCGCCGCCCCGGCTACTCCGGCGACTACTCCCCACTTAACACCGAAGCCAGAGAGCTTCGAGGAGACCGCATCGACGTTCTCACGGTTCAATCCCTGTACGCTGCTGCGGATACGTTGGATGGCGTTGGTGAACACGCCTGTCTTTGGTGCTTCTATGGTGGCCTGTTTGACATCGGAGACTGCCTTTTTGGCATCCTTGAGGCGACCTTCGGCCGCCGTCAGTGCCTCCGAGGTGGATTGTTCCCTGCGTTTCGCCGAGGCAAGACGCTCGGAAGCGGCTACGGCCTGCACCGATTCGGCACCGTTCTTCGCTATCGCCGCCGCCAACTGCGCTTCGGCAACGCGCACTTTGCCTGCAGCGTCCTGCTGCTTGAGTCTCGCTGCGCTCATCGCACGGGCTGCTGATGCCACCTCAGACTGCATCTTCTTCAAAGCGGGTGAAGCCAGGTCACCGGCCGAACCGTTGAACGCGCTCTTCATATCCTTGCCGAGAGATGATCCCGCCTTCGACCCGACGCCTTGGAAGGCGCGAGAGAAGATGCTGCCACCTTCCTTGCCCGATGCCTGGATCTCCTTGGAGACCATCGACCGGAACCCTGTCATGACGGGGAAGATTGAAACGTGTCCCGAACCTACCTCGGCCCCTGCTGCACCTGTCATGCCAACTCCTCAACGTTCACTCCGGGGAACGGGCTGAGTTTCGCTTTAGCCTGTTCCAATTCCTCATCGTCAGCAGGGTCACTCCACGGTTCTTCACCGATGCGCAGGGGTGCCGGCATCAGATACCCTCGCTGGTGGAAGGCGGCGGACAACCCTTCCCAGCTCATCGGATAGTCCAATCCGAGATGTTTGGCCCCGGTCATGCTTGATGGATCGGCCATAAGGGAGGCGTACAACGCCATCGCGTCGCCGTAACGCAGCCGTCTACCCACATCACCAGTCAGTGACCAGCCGAGCCTGGCGAAGTCCGCAGCGGCTTCTACTCGGTCGGCTTCGATACTGCGGAGGAAGCCTTGTATTTTCCCAGTGATGCCATCTGCACGTCGGCGATAACATCCGCATACCTGTCGCCAATGGCAAGCAAGGTGACCGACATTTCACTGTTGATCAATTTACGTTTGGTTGGATTCTCGCGCGTCAGCACCGATCTGATCTGCGCTAATGGCGATTCCTGGCCGTCCTCGTCATCGAAGTAGTCAGCCCTCACTGCCAGCGGTAGGCGGTAAGTATGTCCCTCGTAAGTTTTCACATACAGGTTAGGGAATCTGACAATATAGCGGTTCTCCAATGTCTTGCCAGCTTCGACGATTCCTGCTTCATATGATTCTTCGGTGGCTTCTTCAAAGTTGAGATCATCTGGAATATCGTTCTTCTGTACCATTCTTATGCTCCTTTAAGATGAGGCTCTTTTTCTGTGAAAATCCCATCCGCATGGAGAGCATGAACCACACGGATGGGATGAATAACTTTCAGGCGGATACTGTGACAGTCACGGCAGACGATGTAACGTCACCGCTTGTAGCGGTAACTTCCGTCGTCCCCGCAGCAACGCCGGTAACCTTCCCTGAGCCATCAACAGTTGCCTTGGACACCGCATTCGATGCCCACTGTGACGATGCGGTGACATCAATCGTCGAAGCGTCTGCCAATGTTGCAACGGCCTTCAGTTGAATTGTTGAGCCAACTTGCACTGTCGGAGTAGTTCCGCCGTCAGAGGCGGTTACCACTACCGACTTCACGCTTTTGGGTCGTACTGCCATTCATTGAACTTGGTGGTGGAACCATTGCCCACGATCTTGTCGGGCTGCCACGTCATGGTCACGGTCCTGCCCTTTACACTGCCTCGCTCGGACTGGTCGACCTCGGTGGTGGTCACCTGGATGACGCCGTTGAGACGGCGGATCTTCCCGTTCTTGTAGACCTCCTCGTAGAACAGGACCCACCTGGTGTCCGGCGTGTACGTGTCGACGGCGATCATGCCGTTCGCGTCCGCGGTCTGGCCGGTGATGAGCTTGCGCACCGCGGCGTTGAACTCCGCCAAACCCCATTGGATCGTCATGGTGGGATCCTGGTTCAGGTAGTAGCCCTTCTGGAAGAACTCGATGGCATCGTCCTGGTCCTGGCTTTCGGTCGCTCCACCATCCTGCTTGATCAGGCCAAGCCATTCATACGGATTGGTTTTCGGCCACGTCACCGTCTTCCCTCCGCCCTGCTCGGAGGTCAAGAGGTTTGCTGCATCATAGGGCGCTATTGCAAGCTGTCCCGTGATAGGTACGTCAACGGCTTGAAGATCATTGCCCTTGCTGTCAGAAGTCATGTTTTCTCCTTATATATAAAAAGCCACCTCAAAAAGGTGGCACATGATAAATAGATACTGATTGTTTATTGAATGGATCCAATGGTCGAATATTCGACGGTCAGATATCGACGTGCGTAATCCTGATCATCCTGCACCGGATACGGACCGTTGCAGCCACCCTCAATGATGGAAGCAACGGGAGAATCAGGCGCGGATACGATATCGTCGCTCGTTAGATATGCAAATACAAGTCTCGCAAGATCATTAGCGGGCTTGTCATTGGTCTTCGACCCGGCGAGCACGCTCACCCCAATGGAACGGTCGAACGTCGCATACGATGTCTTGGTTCCCGAATCGTCACGTATCACAACAACAGGGTTGGCTAGTGGAGTCGAAAGATCTTCCGGCTCCTTGTTGACGAAACGCACATCAGGAATCTGCGAGCGCAGCCATCCGGTGAGGAACAGTTCCATGTCTGGTGGCAGGTAGAGGGTCATTTCGCGGCCTTCAATGCGCGGGCGAGGTTGCCGGTCTTGGATTCGATGAGCATGGTTTTCGCGTCCGTGCCCACTACCATGATGGTGTCTCGGTGCGCTCTGGATACCGTGCGCAGTTGCAGGCCGTCCCTGTATGCTCCGCTATCGACGGGGGCACTGGCTTTTGCGGCTTGCAGCACCTTTTCGGCTTTCTGCGTACAGAGGCTTTTGACGCCGGAGCTGCGCAGGATCGATTCGAAGAACGCGTCATTGAAATCCACTTGCGTCTGTCCTGCTCTTGGCATTATCCGGTCACCTCCTCAAGGTTGCATACGATTGTCGGCTGCCAGCCGGTGAAAGCGTTCATGTCACGAGTCGGGTAGCCGACCACGTTCCATTTGCGCCCATCAGAAGCCAGTAGCCGGTCGCCACGTCTGACATCAAGATCGGGATTGTCTGAAACGAATTGAGCCGTGCTGAGCACCTCACTGCGCATGGCATCGTCCTGTTCGACGCTGGTGAGTGATGCCAAGGCACCGTCCACCTGTATGTCGTCCGTATCGGTCCAATCGCCAAGCGTGGCGGTGTCTGGATCGTACGGGTCAACGACCTGCTTCCTGCGCTGGCGTGTGAACTGTCCCGTGTACCGCAGCGAAAACGTTGAATTCTGCTTTACGTAATCGGCTGCGGTGCTCATGACACTCCCCATGTCAGCCTGTACGGCTCTATTGCGTCCTTCTCAATCTGCAGGAGTGGGATACTCAATGGTGCTCCGCCTGCGGTGATGAAGGTGACGCTCGAACCGTTCGTGGATTGCGAGCCGATGACTCCAGGACCAGTCGAACCGCGTTGCGCGAGCTTCAATATCAGCGATGTCACGTCTGCGACTTCACTGGCATCGAAACCGTGGGACAACGTGACTTGTACGGCTCCTGGACAGTCGGGGAAACATCCTTCACGCAGGCGCACGGTCCCTGCGATGCCCCAATCGATGCTGTCTTTCATTTCAACGCCGTTCACCAGCAGGCTTGAGATGTCGGTGACGTGCATGGATGGCAGCAGCAGGGTGCGCGCGCCGTAGGAGTCTAGTTTCAGGGTCTGTGTGATGTTTGGGGCGATGTGCCAGCCGCAGTAGGATCGCACGGATTGCTGTGCGGCCTTGAGCCATGTCGACGAGTCCACCGTCGTATCACTGGATACCAGGTCTGGAATCGATTCAACCATCGCCCCATCACCTCACTTCTCTTGTCTGGCGGTGGAGGTTTTGCGCTTCACCGTTTTGGATGCGTCCTTGTTCTCTGGTGCTCGTTGCGTGACCTCAACCGCGCCCTTCGGCTGTTGACCTTCCCTATACAGGAAGGTGCGGCCGTTGAGTTCATAGGGTTTCATCATCGGCGAGCACCTCATGCCGTAGTGCCAAGAGTCACCTTGGCGATGGCTGCCGGATACTTGACCTGCAATCCGAGACGTTCGCGCAGGCGCACGGTGATCTGATCGTTGGTGAAATCATCGCCATGCGAGTTAGTGGATTCGATGCGCACACCACCCTTGCGGAACACCTTCGCGGCGATCGAGAACGCGCCGACAGCGACAGTACCCTTCGGGATGCTGGCGGACACGACGGTGCGAAGCCCCCACAACGATGGATTCTGCATGATTTCACCATTGCCATACTGGCCAGCGAAGAAACCGCCACCAAAGTACTGTCCGTTCGAATCCTTGGACAGACGAATGGCCTGATAGTCGGCTGGGTTAATGACGATGCCATCAGCAGCGAAGCCGGTTACCTCCTGCACGGCGGAAATGCCCTTGAAGATCAGATCAGGGTCGCTGATCGTCCCTTTCGAAACGTTCGCCACAGTCTGGATGCCGTCGCGTTTGAGCACGCCCTTGATGGAGTTGCTGGTGCCGTCCCCGGACAGCAAGGCAAGTTCCTCGCGCAGCTGCAAGTCGTAGAGTGCGGTCGAGTTGATTTCGGACACCACATAGTCGGCATCCTCCGCCATGTCATCGGTGATATTGAAGAATCCCGCGACCTCGGCAAGCGAATCGGTCACCCATGTGGGGTCAGCCAGATGGATCTGAGGTTTCGCACCACCCTCGGCCACGAATGCCGTGGCCCCCTCGAGCGGTTTGAACACTGGATACTTGATGCTGTTGCCGGAAACCGTGCCCGAGCCGAGGATGTCGGCGAATAGGAGCGGACGCTGGTATGGCATGACGAAGTTCTTGTCAATGTCAGTGACCAGCGGGCCGAAAGCGCCTGTCTCTTGTCCAATGCGATGCAAGTCGGTTGCGCCCTTGAACTCGGTGGTCTGGAATCCTCGGGTCTTCGTGTCGAGAACGGTCAGACCAGCGTTCTTCAAGCTCTTCATGAAGAACTCGCCTGGAGTCTTGGCATCGATCACGCCAGACTTGGCCTCATTGTCGACCTTGGATTCCTTCTTACCGAGGGAACCGAGCTGGTCGAGCAGGGTCTTCTTCTCCGCAGCCTTAGCCAGCTGTGCGTCCAAGTCCTTCACTTCGGCGAGGATGCCCTTCAATGCGGTGACATCGTCTTCGCCGAGTTCCTCTCCGTTGGCGATGCGCTCGTTGAACTTCTGCGCCTTGGCGAGTGCCGCAGCGCGTTTCTCCTTGAGATTCACAGTGAATCTCCTTCCTGAGCTGTCTGCTCATAGATGTGTATTAACTGCGACATGGCCTCCACGGACGGATTGGCTTTCCGCTCCTCGACCTTGGCCTGTTCAGGCTCCTCGGTCTTGGCTTCGGCGTTACCGCTGGCTTCATCCACATCAAGATTGGTTTTCTCCCCATCCAACTGGGACAGGACATTGTTCAGGCTTTCCGCTGCAGCAGTGATCTGGGATACGGATTCACGCAGCGAGCTTTCATTCTTCGCGGAGATGACGCGCCCCGACTTGACCTCCGCAGTGAGCATGTCGGCTGCTGATTTGACCGCCACGATCGATGTGTCCTGGTTAGCTCCGACAGGTACGAACGAGGCTTCGTAAACCTGAAGCTTTCTCAACTCGTTGGCTGTTTGGCCATCGTCAAGTTGCACGGTCCCCTCGTCCAGTACATCGAAGGCAAACGATAGTTGGGAAAGACGCTTGCCCTTCACCAGCCTGTACACCTGCGCAGCCTTGGGTGAGTCCATGTCGAACTGGCCCTTGACCCACCAACCATGGTCATCGGTTCCCATGTCGATTGCGCCGCCGAGATTGTAATCAGGATCATCCATGCGATGCCCGTACATGATCGGCATCACGTTCCCCGACTGCTTCCACTGCTGGATGGTATCGTCGAACGCATTCTTTGCTACGACGTCACCATACGAGTCAGGGGTGCGGGTGAACGTCGAGGGGTAGACCAGAAACTGGCCATCCTCCAGATCGTCACCGTCGGTCCGGAACGATACCGGCATATCCTTAAGCTTCATGGCTAGGCTTCCTTACTGTCAAAATATTTCATCGCCGCAACGTTCGTCTGCTTCGCGAGCATGCCCGCATTGAACTGGTCAATACCGGACGACACGAGGTCGGCTTGCAGCTCACGTTCCCAACGCTTCCAATCGATACTTTCACCAGCTGCCTTACGTGAACTATTGGAACGTTTCATACGCGCAAACCAACGCTTCACCACATCATCAACTACATCAGGCAGAGGGTCTCCGCCATCCTGCGGGCTGGACTGGCCACCCTCGGTCACATTGAGCGGGACTCTGAGTCTGTCCCCACCTTCGAGCTTGGAAAGGTTCTGCCGTGCCCTGCCTTCGTTCACGGTCATCCAGGGAGCGCCGATGCTGGTGGACAGCACGCTGGCCTGCTCCTCGAAATCACCGGCGAGCTTCGATTGAATGTTGAACTCCAGATACGGGCTGCTGGCCTTGCTCACCCTGGGCACGAGGAACGTGTTGAGACGGTCCTGCACCATCTGCATCAGAGGGCCCAATGTCTCCGAGTAGAGCATTTTGCGAAATTCCTTGGTGTTGCTGAAGTTCGCGTTGTCGAGGATGCCGACCATGACTGGGTTCACGTGATACACCTGGGCCACTGTCTGGAGCGAGAGCTTCGTGACTTCCAGGAACTCGTCCTCGCGAGCGGAGAACCCGACGCGGTTCATGGTCATGCCGTCCTCGAGCAGAGGGCTGGAACCGGCTTTGCCGCCGTTGTCCTGGTATTCCTTCCAATCCCTCTGGAAGCGTTCACGGGCCTTGTCATCCCAGTTGGGCGCATCCTTCGGACGGGACAGATACATGCCGATGCGCCCACCACGCTTCCACATCTGCGTGCGGTATGACCACGCCTGAATCTGTTCCGCCACCACGTCCTTCAACGCCCGGATGGGTGAGACGCCGGACGCTGGATCGCAGGGATTCCACCCATGGAACACGATCATGTCCTCGGCTTTGATGTCGACGGCATGCCCCTGCTCGGGATCTACCGTGAACACTTGGGGGGAGAACACGTCTCCCTGCTTCTTCATCGTCACCCACGATGGAGGGATCGGTCGGATCATCCACCCCGAAGGGGAGTCAGCCTGCACCACGATCCAGTAGGCGACATCATAGAGCGCGATATCGCACACCAGTGAACGCAACAGTTCGAACTGCGTCATATCGGGATTCGGCCTGTTCAGCAAATCGTTCAACGGGTCATCGGTCACCCTGACCCTGTTCGTGTCCGACTCCCTGTTGAACAACTGCAACCCAACCTGCGCGACATTGTCCCCCATGAAGGAGATCACCGTGCGAAGATGCGGCTGAGTGGCATACAGTTGCGCCGGAGACTGCCCCAATACCTGCGCCACGTCATCCTGCGTGAACGTGACATTGACCAGGGGACGATTGAACCAGCCCGAAATAGTGGACCAAACGCTCACACGATCCCCCTTTCCTAGAGAACCATCAGACCATGCTCCGCATAAGCGGAAGCAGTCATCGAAGAATTCGAAGCCTCGAACATCTCGAGGCCGTACAATGCATATGTTTCAGCAATCAAACCCGAGATATCCATCATGGAGTTGTTGCGATCCCACACCTCGACATCACCGAGCTTGCGCGCGACGCCAGCGGATACCGCCTCATCGATCGCAGGCTGAGGCAAGTGCCGGAGCTTCTCCTCGCGCACACGGTCACGGAACTGGCCCGTGGACGCCCCCAGACGAGGACCATCTATTGAGTCAACCTGGAAGCCAAGCTCCGCCAGCGGGTCGATCAGATCCACTGCACGGCAACCCCTGCCCTGTATGGCAACCTCATTGGCACCCGTGGTGTCACGGATACGTTTAAGCAGGTTAGGGACCCACATCATCCCATCCCTGCGAGTCACCACCTCCACGTGAGGCAGGCCATCAGAACGCAGTCCCGCGGCGGCCACCCACGTGACCGAACCGTCAGCCGTGGTATCGATCCCGAGCACGATCCGCCCACCATCCTCGATAGACGAACCAGCATCGGTGCCGCGCTTCCATTTGTCAGGATCGAGGTACGTGTCCACGTCCGCGGTCACCCATTGGCATAGCACCTCGGTACGGAAACCGGTCTCGGTCATGCCAGCGGCATCAGAAGCCAAAGACTGCACCGTCATACCACCGAATCCGATGCTCGGGTTGGCCTGACACAACGCCTCGGGATCATCCAACGCACACCCATCAGGTGCGGACCATTCAAACAGCCCGATGCTCACATCATGCGAATTCGCATACTCCTCGGCATCCTGCAAGCCATCCTCAACGTATTTGTCCCACTCCGCGATCTGAGCGATACCGGCATCACGCTGCGCCTTCAACACCACGCTGGTGCCATCCCCGGCATTGGATATACCCCACAGCTGGCCCGACCAGAAACTCTTGGTGGTCTGCGACGTGGCATTCCAGGCAACCCACGTCTGTTGTTCACGGAGCTCATCCATAAGCACACGAGCAGCTGGCTTTCCGCGGGCGTTCTTCGCCGCTCGAATCTCATACTGAGCCAGCTTCTTCGACTGGATATACTCCTTGCCATTCGTGTCCGAAACCTTCGCGGTGTTGTCCTGAAGTGCAGGAACCGCAAGATCACCAGCCTCCTCCGTATCCGGCTCCGGATCACACCACATCTTCACTTGAGCCCAAGGCTCACGCGCAATATCGAGATTCTGCGCGGTCCCCACAATCTTGAACTTCACAGGAGGCACCCGCTCAGGATGACGCAACGAATCCACCAGAAGCCACCAACAGGCAAGGACACTCGCCAACATGGTCTTACCGTTCTGCCGCGCCACCAGCACAATCACACGGCGGAACCGATACGAACCATCCGGCATCAACTCCAAAGCATGCACCAAAAGCCATTGTTGCCATGGACGAAGCTCGATGCCAAGAATCGAACGGGCGAAATCAACGACTTCGTAACCCAGAGAAGTCTCAGGAGTAAGCTTCCTTAAAGGACGAGTCCAAATGCGAGGCTCCATCTTCCCCAACAATGTCGAAGACATGGAACCACCACCTTGAGCGAAGAGAGCAACATGCAACCACAACAACTACCGATTCAAGCCACGGCCCCAACAAACAGGAAACCCCTATCCACAAGCGCCATAACAGGACTGATTCTCAGCGGCATCGCATTCCTATCAGTCATGGTGGCTGTTGCGATACGCGGCGCAGGTCTATTCGCGCCCCTGGGCAGTATTGCAGCGCTCGCCGGACTCATATGTTCAATCGTCGGCGCAGTATCAAGTAGAGCAACCGGCGTACTGCGAGGAATGGGGATTGCAATCACAGGAATTGTGGCATCAGCCCTTGTTCTGTTCCTTGGTATGTACGCAATCCAATGGCTACAGCAGATGTGATCAGACCGTCTGCCGGTGCTCACGACGGAAATCAGCGAGCATATCCTTCTGTGATCCGCCTTTGGCCTTTGCAGGCGCTTTCTGCACGACATCAACGGTCATGCCAAGCGCCTGCAAATATTTGAGGAACGTTGGGACAGTGACATTGTCCAGTTTCCCGTTGCCATCAATGAATCCGTCCTCCGCAATCAGGTCGATACGTTCCGCAAGTACTCTCGATGCCGCGACGAGTGCAGAATGCTTCGCCGAGAGCCCGCTCATATTACGCAATGATCGTTCAAACGCATCAGCGACGCTCAGCAACTCAAATCTAGCAACCACGATTCACCTCCGCCCTACATCGCGCGCGACCCCTATTGGACAACTCGGGGAGAGGGGAACACTCGCACGCGGGAAGTAAGCCGTCCAACAGGTCTCCAGCGATGTCAACGCCCTATCCCCTGTGTATATAATTAATTATTTTGAATAATTTCTATAATTTTATTTGAAACACTATTATTTAATACCATTGTCTGCTGTGTATTCCGAGGCTCAACTTGGGTGGCTTGTTGCTTCGTAGCACGTTGCATATCTTGTGTGCGTGCCTGAAGTTTGCTGGATCGTATTGCAATGTTGGGTCTACGCTGACTGGAACGTAGTGATCGAGTTCGTGTGAGTCGTCGGCGCTTCCTGGTTTGAGTGTGTAGTCGATGGGTTGTCCGCATAGCCAGCATGGTGCGTTCTCTCGTTGTCCTTGTTCGAAGAACTGATCACGTTGCTTCTGGAACGCTCGCGTACTGACGCGCTTCTTAGTTGCCATGCGCTAGTCTCCCTGCGTATGTGTTGCCCTGCTCTCGTCTGCGCTTGGATTATGGCGAGGCAGGGCAAGTATGTGCTGTGATGGTATCTTTGTCCCGTTGTTTGGTCTTATGGTTCGATGATCCGTAGCCCATGTAGCTTACGGTCTTTGACTCGGAAGGTGAGGACTCCGGGGTTGGATTCTTCACCGTTCATGCGGGTCACCCAGTTGCTTCCGGATTCGAGTGCTGGGCATCCGAGTATGAGTCGGTGCCGTGATTCGGATGCTGCGAAGTGATGGTAGTGTCCGTGGATGAGTACGTTCGAGGTGGCGTATCTGCTGCCTGGCAATGCTGCCTGGTTGGCGAGCCATTGGCCCATGTTCTCGATGCGCTTCGCGTCATGCCCATGGGTGAGTGCGATGTGCAGTCCTTCGATGTCGATGAATGCGCCGGACTCCAATGGTTCGGGGATGATGAACTCTGGTTCGAGGTCGGTTTCCAACAGTTCGAACGCATCTCGTATGCCGCGCAGGTTTTCCAGCCCCCAGTCGCCGTGTCGGTTCTGCATGCCGTTCTGCATGCGTTCTGCTGCATGGTTGCTGTCTACGCCGCTGACGATCGTATGTCCTGCGTATGGTGCGAGGCTGACGGTGGCTTCGGTGATGAGCCGTCGTGCGACGCGAAGCTGTTCGGACTGGGTGATGTCGTTCGATGATGCCTGGGAGATGGAAGTGTGGTTGCTCCATCCTTCGCAGATGTCGCCAAGATCGCAGATGGCTATCGTGCGCGGGTTCTCCGCTGCCGCGATGTCCACGAGCTGTCCGAGTACGTTGTGGAATCTGTCGATGAGTTCCGGAGTGCCACCGTGCTTCTCGTCCGCCTTGCCGGTCTGCAGGTCAGCGAAGCATATGACGAGCGGCTCGCCGTCGGCGGACTGCTGTCCGAGCGCAGGCTTTAAGGGTTGTATCTTCGAAGCGAGTATGTGCGCTATGTGTTCTCGTTCTGGTGTGCGTCGGGTAAATCCGAAGAAGATGCTGCGGCGTACGCCGTGCGCCGTCTCCTTCGTCCATATCTGCTTCTTGGCGTTGGTCACTACCCATTCGGCGGGATCCAGGTTCGCGAGTTTGAGCAGGTCGTTATCGCTGCCGATGAGCGTTCCGTCTACCAGACCGGTTGCCGCCGTGCCATCGTCGCCGTCTATCTCGGCATGTGGCTGATACTGTGACGGCAATGCCGCCATGCTTTCCAATTGTTCCGCTTCGCTAGCGAGTGACATGCGCTCGCCTCCATGAGCTGATCGAGGATTCGGTACCGTCGTAGCCGTGGTTGGCGAGTACCTTGAGCACCGTGCGCGACGAGATGGTGAGATTAGATGCGAGGCTTTCCACGTCTTCGCGTTCGAGCTTGTCCTGGCTGTCTATCCACCGGTCGAGCTTGAATCTGTAACGCTGCAGATTGTTACTGTCCTGCACACGGACCGCCTCGTCCAACAAGCTCATATGTCAGCTCCTAGGTTGAATGTGCTCTGCTCATGTCTGCCACCGTGTGGCGTGCTGGGATGTGGCATGGCAGAGCAAGTGTGGTGCCTGGTGGTGAAAGGTTGTAAGACCACCAGGCAAGAGTGTGCGGGCAGAGGCTTGGGCGCTCTCGGGGAGCACCGCATTTCAGCTTGCCCGCGGTGTCATTCTGCGATTACGTGGTAGCTGTCTCCACGCAAGCCACTGCTGACATTGACAGTGGCGCTGTTCCTCTGGCGGGAGTCGAACCCGCTCGCGCGCACTAACATTACGTGCTCTATCCGTTGAGCTACAGAGGAGTCCTTCCGCCTTATGCATGACCAGAAACACTCCAGGCCAAGGAGCGTATGTCGACAACCGGTCGAGGAGCAGTGCGGAAAGAATATTGCCGCCCGCTATATGACGGCAAGAATGACGAAGGGCCCGAGATTGCTCCCGAGCCCCACATATGAAAATAATCAACTTTAACCAGTATGGCGTCCACAGTCAGGAATTGCAAATAACGTCCACAGTTAGCGTGTGTACGCTCCCCACACATCCCAGAGCAGGAACACTGGCTTGCCGTCCTGACTGCCTACGGGCTTGATTACGCCGCGTCTCTTCCACTCGCTGATCGTCTGCCGTCTGACCTCGATCCCGCATCCTTTCAACAGTTTGCTGAGTGCTGCTGCGGTGCCTTGCGCGTCGGAGATGGCGAGTTTGAAGATGCGTTGTTCTTGGACGGATGGGATGTTGATGGTTTGCCCGCAGTTGCATGGCTGCCAGCCTGCGGCTAGGTCGTCTTCGCTGCTCCATACGTCGTCGCCGCAGTAGGGGCATTGTCCGATGAGGATGCGGCTTTGGGGTGGCTCCAACTGTCGGTCGAGGCGTCTGCTGGCGATCGAAGCCAACGTGTGGATGCTGGCCGCGTCCCTGCGTTGCATGAGCGCTGGTGTACGTGATGCTGCGCCTTTGAGCAGGCTTTCGGCGGGGAGTTTCCGGTATGGGAGCGTGAGCACGCCGGCGAGGGTGACGGCGTATTTCTCGATGCTTTGCTGCAACTGCCATGCTCCCGCGTTCAATGGAATCGGGGCGACGGTACGTGACCCGTGGCCTTGCTCTCGTGCCATGACCGAAGCCTTCTTTGCGGCGACGATACGCAGGTCGGGCAGGCGCGCCGCCAGATGTCGCAAAGTGTGCGCCAACTCGCCGGTGCAATTGCCACACACTCTCCCTCCGCTGGTTTTCGCGCCGCAGACCTGGCAGCCGACGATGACGTTCACCATGTTGGCCCCTTGTCTGCGAGTGATTGCCTCAGCCCGTTGATGACGTTCTGGTTGTAGCCGAATTCGCGTCGTATCCGGTCGTCGTCGGCTCCTTCGCGGATGAGTTGGATCGCTTCTCTGTACCTGGTTTCGCTGTTTTTGCTCAATGCTGCTCCTTCGTGTCGCCTGTGCTGTCGCGGACGATGAGGATGGTTCGTCCGAACATGCGAAGCATCTTCCATCTGCGGGAATGGATGATTGCCTTCTCCATGTCGCGCAATGGCTCGATGTTCGTTTCGGTGATGTCTTCTCTGAGTTCCTGGGTGCGCAGGAGCCACTTCTTGTGCGTGGCGAGCCAGCAAAACGCGATATACAACCCGTAGAATCCCAGCAGTATTACCCAAGCGATCAGCGGCAGGAACATGCCTAACCAAAATTGTTCGCTCATGCTTCCTCGCTTTCGTAAGGGTTGTCTTCGGGTTCCAGGCTTATGTCGTCCCATCCTCGATACCAGCCGAATTCGGCACCTTCAGCCCACGCTGCGGATTTGATTTTGCGTAGCCAACGGTTGAACTTGACGCTTTCTTCATGGTGTCTTTCTTCGAAATCGGCATCGGGCTCGTATGGGTTGCCGATATCATTCCGTGTTGTCCAGCATTCGCACACTTCCTCGGTGGTTGGCGTATGTGCCTCGTTTTGCCATCCAGCGGGCTTCGTGTGCTCTTGGGAAGGGTGATGGCTATCCTTATCGGTCTTGATGTCTACCGGGCCGCTCTGAGGGCTGATATAGCGTTTAGTCATCGATGTTCCTCTCCCGTGGTGTTTGCAAGAATCCATTCAGCCATTTCTCTGGCCCTATGTGTTGGAAGGTGGTACGCCCCGGTGTTTAGTGTCGCCGGTTCCGGAATCCCTTCAAAGACGATGCCTCCGCCGTCTCGTGCAATCATGACGAAGAGTCCGTCATCGATGGAATTGAATACTTTCGCGGTGTTCTAGCGGCTATTCTCATGCCACCATTGCTCAACTGCGCCTAATGGTCGATTCATGTTGTTTCTCCTAAAACGTCGTGTAAATTCATGCGGTCGATGCGGCCTGCGAAATGGTATTGCTTCCGCTTTCTTGGTTTCTCTGGTGCTGCTGTTATGCGTAGCTGCTTGGATTTCACGGATGCCCGCTGTGCCGATTGCTCGGCGCTCAGTCCACGCTGAATGCCCTTGATGAGTTCACGCCGATAGGCGAGCATGTGGTCAGCATCGACGTGCGACGCGTCCATAAGCTCACCTATTCGCGTTTCCTCGGGTATCCGCTTGCGACGCAATACCCTGATTCCCGCGTTGAGCTGGCCGGAACTCATCCATTGGTTCTTGACGTTCGCCATGTAGAACTGGCGTATGGCTTCGATTGCATCCGCGAGAGTGTATGTCGGCATCATTTCCTCGGCGAAGGTCCTCACCTGCAGGTCCGATGGGACGGCGTTACCGTGATGCGCGCCGATCTTCGTGAGCAGGAGACTCGCATCGGCCAGACGCTGCTTGCCTCTGGCGGTGGCCCAGTATTCGTCATTCATGCTCATGCCCCCAATCTCAACTGTTCCGCTTGTCTGGCTTGCCGGGCGTCCTCGGCGTACCGGCGTACCATCTGCTCGTTCGCATCCTGATTCTGCTGGGCCTTGGAACGCGGGTTGGCTTGTTCGGCCTTCAACCGCAACGTGTCGTACTTCTCACGGAACTTGGGCATGCTCTGGATGTTGGGACTCCAGAACGAATCTTGTTGGCACCAGTCAATGAGCGCATGAGCTTGCCTCAATGGACGATGATCCGTCTCGATGAGGAGCCGAGCCTCGTTCAGCCACCGCTTGGTTACCTTCGGCGGTTTCGAACCGTTGTCGATGATGCGTTGACGTAGATGATCGCACAGAGCGACGGCATCGGGATTCTCCTCATCGGATTTCGCGTCAGCGATTTCCGACGAAGAAGTAATACCTTCCTTATTCCCTTCCTTATTCCTTATTCCAGACGGTAATTTTCCGGAGTCTTCCGGTAATTTTCCGGAGTCATTCGGAAACAACCCCCCATCCCTTGGAATTTCAACGTTTTCGGGCACTTCGTCAGGTCGAAGAAACTCACTCTTCGCGGGGTGGCTGATCTTCTGGTGTTTATCCCAGTTGACCAGGTAAAAAACATGGTGTTTTCCATCCCAATACCGCTTCAGGAACACCTTCCGTAATTTTCCGGAGTCTTCCGGTAATTTTCCGGAGAGTTGCAGAAGCGCGTTGTGAACCTGCTGACGCACCTCGTTCGGATGCTCATAGAAATCATGGGGGAACAACTGCGTACAGATCAGCGCCTCATCATCCAACCCCACACCATTGTCATCGCAATAACTGAACAAACCAACGAAAAGATATCGAGTAAACAGTCCCATCGAGGACAGGTCAGCGTCTGTAAACAGCTGCGGCTTAATCGTTCGAATCCGCATCACCACCAACTCCTTCCTTGCTGTTGAAATACGCGAGTTACGCGTGCAACAATCGCATTAGAAGATTCACCACGCTCACCGCATGCCAACCATTCGGCAAAATTCTCAATTCGCAATGTCATGCCATCACCGCCTTACGAGTAGCAGTGAGAGCTAATCGAGTTTTAAGCCTCCAATTATCTTTCACAGAGTCGGCTGCATTATCCCAATCAAGCGAAGCGCTGGGGTAATGCAGATTCCCGAAGAAAACTCGCGCCGCCGCCTCGATCTCCGCTTCGGTAGGCTCGCGTTGGGACTGCCATTCAGCACCTGCCGCAAACGCTGCGGCAGCGAAATTACCAACCGTGCGATCCGTGTACTCGAAATTCTCATCAACCGAGAGACCCGAGTTCTCCTCAGCCCAACCCGCGAAGGCTTTACCAACCTCAGTAAGCTCACTCATTGTGTTCCTCCCTTTTCCGTTTGTGTTTGCCTCGCTGGCAGCCGCAGGATAGGCTCCTGCCTGCCGTGAGATTCCATTGCCTGACCCGACGTTGTTGGCCGCAGTCGCATTCGCACAGCCATGTCAACCCGTGGCCCGGGTCTGGTTCTGGATCACCCAGAACGGTGAACATCCCGAACCGTCTGCCTGTCAGATCCTCGGGGATGCTGAACCCGCCGAAACCATCCAGTTCACGGATACGCTGCACCGACCGGCGCTCCGATGCCGGTTCACGCAGCCACTCCGCGAGCATCCTCACACCAGGATCAAGACCCGCCGCCCGCGTCATGATTCCTCCTGGATGATGCCGTGGCCTGCGATGCGTGCCAGGGTGCGTAGGTCGGTGAGTACCATGTAGTCGCCCGGGTTGGTGACCCTGACCGGTTTGAACGCGACCACATAGTATGGGGCGTCGGCATTGCCCGCTTCGAGACGGGCCTCACCGAGCCACTGTTTCAACTCGTAGGTCTTATGGTTCTTCACTTCGATCACCACGGGTTCGCCGTGGATGCGCACGCCGGTCACATCGCCCACGTCACGCGTGCCGTGCAACGTCTCACGGCGTATCGTGTTCTCACTGTCGCCAAGCACCCTGCGCAGGTATCTGACGACCGCGGTCTCCGCGAGGGTGCCTTTCTGTTTCTGTCTGCTCATGCTTGCTCCCAGTACTCGTCGAGGTAATGATTCACGCCACTCATGCAATGCCCCTGAGCGTTGAGGGTCGAACCGCAGTACGGGCAACGCTCGAAATCAGGAGGCGTCTCAGCCGGATACACGTAGGTGCTAGAAGCTCGGTTCACCGGACTCACCTCCGAACTCATTCGAAGCGTTCCACGAGTTCGTGGGATTGTTGAACGACCCATACTGATATCCCGCAGGCATCGCGCCACCCGCCTGCTGAGCCGAGGATTGCGAACGTTGCACGTTCCCCTGGCTCGAATCGCCAGCGGTCTGCTTGGTGACCTGTGCGCTGGCTTTCGACAAGGCGGGGCCTATCTCGCTGACCTTCAACTCCACGACCGTGCGGTCATGCCCCTCGCGATCCTTGTAGGAGCGTTGCGCCACGGCACCCCGGGCGATCACGCGCATACCCTTGGCGAGACTCGCCTGGATATTCGACGCCAACCGCGAATACTGCGAATCCCAAGCCGAACAGCGCAGGAACAGGGCATCCCCGTCCTCCCACTGCTGGCTGTTGCGGTTGAACACCCTGACCGTGGACGCGATGGTGAAGTTCGCGACCGTGCCACCATTGGACGTGGTGCGAAGCTCCGGGTCCGCAGTGAGATTACCCACCATCGTGATGACTGTTTCGTTACTCATAGCATTCTCTTTCTACGATTCATGTACGGGTTGTTGCCCTTGACCGGGCGAGGTTTACGTTGGGGGCACGGGTAATGCGGGTCGATCGCGTGCGGGCAGCGGAGAGGACCTATATCAGGGCCGCCACACACCTCGCAGACACGCACCGCACCATGCAGCAAAGGAACATCTGTGGTCATAGCTCCACCTGCCCCGCCGTAATCCACACGCCCGCCAGTGACACGGGGAATATGACCAGCCAGGGTATGATCCCCACACTGGAAGCCGCAGCAGCCACCAGCCACATGAAACTCAGGAACGACATAGCGCAGGAAACGATCAGCAGTAGGAACATGAGCACGAACCAGATAGCGTTAATGGTGGAATCACTCATGGTGTGCTCCCAATGCTTGTTGGGTGCGGGAGACGACTAGTTCAGGTGCGGAGAGTAACTGTTCGGCTTCCACCATCGTCAGTTCGCTGGTGCTGGTGATGTCCCTGCCGGTCAACGCGTGGAACGCCACACGAGCCGACTCCGCGTCGCTGACACCGCCCTGTTTCATGAGCTCGGCAATATGCTTGCAGTCTTCCTTCGACGGGGACGGCTCCAAGGGAGCACTCTGCACGGGTTCCGTGTCCGGTTCGACGTGAGCGTGCACGTCGTCAGGGATATCCTGCAACTCGTCGGGCGTGTAACCGGCACCGTAGAGCGCTTCAGGGCATGCTTCACGAGCCACCGCGGTAATGGCACGCCAGGTGAGCATCGTCATGGGCTGCTTCTGATAGTTCTGATTGCCCGCCAATCCCATGCTTTTCGCCCACGCTAGGTCACGGGTCACGCTGATCGGATAATCAGGATCATCAGAACGGAGCACTGTCGCGGTGACGCTCTGACTGGCCGGATCCTTCTGGATGCGTAGCTTGTGGCCCGCGCGACGCACCTGCGAGGCGATCAGTTCCGCGCTCATCGTCGGTTTGCCCTTGATCACGGAGATGCGGTACAGGCTCTCCGCCGGTGATAATCCCATCGACGCACCGAACCCTACGGCCACGAGAATGTTCGCGGGCTTACCCCGATACGAGTCGGGGATGATGTCGGACGCTTCGGCGAGTTTCGCCCACTGCATCTGCGACTGCAATCCCGACTGGTTTTGTGTGGTTAGATCCTGTCCCATTCCGACACCTCCTCCTGCTCCTGACTGCCACTGTCGATACCGAGCAGTGCGCCCGCCTGCCGTTGCGCGGTCAGGTCGGCCATGATTTCGCTCCACGCTTTGACCTTCGACGTGGCCACCGAATCGGCCCTGCCACCCGACAGCTCCACACCATCGGGCTGTTCGCCAAGATGATCGCGCACCAGTTTCTCGATCGCATCCGGTTTCGTAATGAACTCCACCGGATACAACACCTCCTCCACGCTCGACTCCTCACCATTACGTGCAAGCCACTGGCCAAACGCAACCGGATCCTTCACCCGCCATTTCGCTTCACCGCCACGCTTATAACTCACCACGCCCAACGCCGTAGTCAGATGCTCCTTCGGGTCCAAGTGGTCGGTCAGATAGCCGCGCAACACACTCTCCGAATCCTTCAATTGGCGCAGCATTGACGTCACCAACGCCAACTGTTGCGCAGCCTCTATGGGAGTGATCTCACCGTCGGCTATGAGTTCCTGAATGTTGTTCATTTGGTGGCCTCCTTGACCTGGCCGTCCTCGATGATGATCGCTCCGGGATCCCCGGTGCCGACCCGCTCCATGAGCACCTGGTAATCGTGGTGTTCGGCGGTTTCTGCTACTAGTGCGAGAGCGTCATCGTCCAGGAGGGAACCGTCCTTGATGCGGATGACACGCAATTTCGGGTTCGACGCCATCGCGATCGCCAGGGACACTCGCAGTTGCTCCATGCTCGACGCCTGTTGGAACGGCACACCCTTGTAGGTGACGCCCGACTCGTCGAAACCAAGCCCGTCAATCGGGAACTTAGCCTCGGCAAGCGCCTTGTCCTTGGATGCTCGCAGGTCGTTGATCCGCTGGTCCAACCCCTCATACGTGCGCTGCCGGGACGTGATATCGGCGTTCCGCTCAACTACCTGCCGGTTCGCGCGAACCCGAGCGTTCGTGTCCTCGATGTTGGCCAACTGGGATTCAAGCTCCGTCGTGTCCTTTGGCTCACCGAGGAAGTCGATACGTTCCTTCAACCTCTTTTGGTCAGCGCGTTCGGTTTCCAGTTCGTGCTGAAGCTGTTGAATCTGATGCGCGAGGTCGACAATGCGGTCCCCGGCATCTGCATGCTCACGTCGTGCGTTCTCGATTTCACGGTTGCGGTCACGTGCCGTCTGGATCAGGTTCACGATCACCGTGGCGGAACGCTCAGAACTAGGTAATGAATCGTCAACCCTGCCAGGCTCGCCCAACGCCTTAAGCTCACGGCCAGCCAACAATCGTGACTGCGCCAACTCGTCGAGCTGCGCATCCACCTCATCCAGATCAATGGGCAGATCCACCAGGCCACGCAACACCTCGGCCTGCTCCCGCCCCGACAATCCGATGAACTCCTGCGGGTCGAACGACAAACGACCCATCAGGTCATCCAACACACGTTGGGGACTGGGAAACCGCGCCCCCGAACGGCCAGCGGTGACCGTTAACGCGCCGCCACCATTCGCAGTGAACGTGCGCGTCACCACATACTCACCAAGATCCAGCTGCACCCGCCCTTTCCGCTCACCATCACGCAGAGGACGAGGATTCAGCTTCTTCGCATCCTTACCCGTCAACGCCAACGCCACCGCATCCAGCACACTGCTCTTGCCCTGAGCGTTCCTGCCGCCGATAATCTGCAAATGCTCACCGGGCGTGATATCAACGGCCTTCAACCGCTTCACATTCTCAGCCCGCAACTCAGTAATTCTCATTTGGTGGCCTCCGTTTCCTGTTTCTTGGTTTCAGGCACGTATGGTTTGTCCATGGTGTATCCGCTGCGCATCGGTACAAGGAGCGCCACTACCTGCTCGTCAGTTCCCGTCAGCCACCAGGGAGCGTTCTGCGGAGACTCGGACTTGCTGGGGATCAACCGCAGAAACGTGTTGAAACTCCCAGAGATGATGACCGACAACACCCGCAGATACTCGGGGTTGAACGCGACGCTCTCCACGGGCTCCACGGGACCATCGGGAAGACGGAACAGCTTGCCCGCATTCGGATGCGTGCCTTCGAACTCGTCAGGCGACCTCCACCGGTCGGGATTCATCAGATCCCACGAGCTGCGTCTTGTCGCGATCTTCACCCAGGCAGCGAGATTCCCCTTCGTGTCGATATGCGCGTCGGGAAGCGAATCGGTGTCAGGAGGCACCAGATCGATCCAACTGCCGTCAGGCAATTCCAAGCCACGCAAATCCCAGCGAACCACGAAGAACCGGTTCGTGTAGTAAGCGAACCCATCCTCGAAGAAAATATGCTGCAGCGCCGGACGGGACGATTCACGAGCCGCATCCCTCACCAGCAACGCCGCCACCTGACGCGTCAAATACACGCTTTTCCTGCTATCCACTTCACTCATTTCCAGTTCCTTCCAAATCTTTCAATCAACCCGGATTCATGCGCTTCCAACGTGGGGATCACCCGGTCATCCAACAACGCGTCAACCTCGTCCGCGTCATACAAATCCGCACCAAACCAGCCGAACCGGCGCACCGTCCGCAACCTCTGGTTACGCACCCCGTCGCTCGTGATCAACAACATGAGACACCTCCCACCGACGAATCAGTTGCAACGTACGAGGATCCAAACGCTCAAAATCAAGAGGCAAAACACGATCAGTCAATCCACTCACCCCCCGGCGTCAACGGTGCATGTCGAGCCCATTCCCTCAACTCGTCAGCATTCGCCTTCGCACGCGACGAACCCGGATATCTGACCACAACCTCATGGTTGTTAAACGCATCCCTGACGACCTTGTAATCAATGTTCAGAACCCGAGCCGCATCCATCGCCGTCCACCACTCCACATCCTTCAAATCTGCTATCGACTTCATGATCACGCCGCCTTCTCGATGCCCTTGTTGCCAAGGAATTTGTTGACGAAATACTGCTGGCCCTTACCGGTGACTTTGACGGTGCGCGTGGTGAACGTGACCCCGTCAGGATTCGTGTGCGTTGACTCCTTGATCTCGAACAGGCCCTGCTCGATGTACTTCTGCAACGGCATGTTGTAGTCCTCGCCCTTGCGGCTCGACAGGTAATGGCGTTCACGAAGCCAGGCGAACAAACGTCGCTGTCCCATAGGCACGCCGTTCTGTTGGATGATCTTCGCGAGCTGCCCGACGAGGATCGACGTTTGCGATGCGTTGACCGCGTCCGCGAACAGAACCTTGGGCGCCTGCGCTTCGAGCTGCCTCGCCTGTTCCTCGACCTTGCTGTGCAGCCACTGCATGCTGGCGAGCGCCATCTGCTCGGGTGTCATGCTCTCCTGGCCGGCCATGTAGCCGCCGTGTTTGCGGATGGAGGGAAGCACTTCGTGGGTGACCCAACGCTGGAATTCCTTCGCCTCCGGCTTGTCACTGCGAAGAATGATCTTGTACAGACCGGCTTCGTTGACGATGTTCACAGGGGTGTTGGAAACCGACCCTAAGCCAGACTTAGGGTCAATCTTCGACTGCTCATCGTCATCGAGCCGTTGGGCGATCATGGTGGGGTTGCTGAGATTCAGTGCGTCGCAGACATCCTTGAGCACCCACCAGGTCAGGCCCGTTTCATAGGTGATGGTTCGTACCGGTGTACCCTTGAAATCGAAGGGTTGTATACTGGTCATTAGTTATTACCTTTCTTTTGAGCCCCGTTGCAGCGGGGCTTTATTTATTTGAAACTTGATTGTTGAACTACCAGGGATGTGGGTAGGTCATGCCACCAGAGCCGCTTCCTGCTGAGCTAAATTAATGAGAGCCCATGCATCTGGAAGGTCAAGAGCCTTTGAAACAACTTCAAAATCTGCTGTGTTCCAATTGGTCTTGTTGTTTAACCTCGCAGATAAACGTGATGTGTTCTTTCCCCAACCAAGCTTTTCGGATAGGTCAACTTTCGAGATGCTGAGCCGGCCCATCTGTGCTTTTATCGCATTTGAGAAAAGATGCTGAAAATCAGTCATTTTCTTTCCTTTCTTCTTCGCATTTGCGAAGCTGATAGTTACATAATACATGATTACTGATATTTGTCTACGCATATGCGAACATGGCGTGTCGCGTTTTTCTTGTAAACTCCCTTATATATCTCGGTAGAGTTGACAAACTACGCATATGCGATAATGTGAGACATGAAAGGAGTCTTATATGGTAAGAAACAACGAACTGCCAAGCATTGGCACAACGGCAAAACTTATTGCCGACACCATTGCTCAGCTCTTGGAGCGGAAAAGCGTTTCACAAACACAGGTCTCGAGAGAGTTGCACAGGTCTCAGTCGTATATATCTGTTCGGATTCGCGGTTTAGATGCATGGACGACCGAGGATCTAGATAAACTGGCTCGCATTCTTGGTTACACTAACGTTTTCGGACTCTTAGATGAAGTTCGAGGAATACACCGAAACTGAGTTAAACTACATGTTGCACCTCAATTGGTGTACTCGATTCGGGGCTTTCGTTTCTTTGCTGGATGGCAAGCCCCTTTACTTTATCTAATTACTTATTCTTCACATCTTGTTCGAACACTTTCACAATTTGTTCGAACGTAAGCAACATGATACGCACGAATGCGACAAAAACCGTTGTCGGGAAACGCTATAGTTTTCCTAAGAATCGAAATCGGGGGAAAGTATGAGCAATAACGAAAAGAAACCCAGCATCGAGGAACTCCAAAGAGAATGGTTTGAGCAACAGAAAAAGGACCGCGAACAAAAAAGGAAGACCACGGCACGAATAATCGGTGCCATAGCCATAATTGCTGTGATCGCGTTTGGCTGCTGGACTGTTATTGATCAAAAAAATAAGGAAGACCAGCTAAAAAGGGAAGTGCTCGAAGCCGTTGAGGAAATGATTGTCTAGCTTTTTGGTCTCGCTTCTGCGGGGCTTCCTCATAGGTAAAAGAAAAGCCCGGCACAAGGCCGGGCATAAAAAGATCAAATGGTAGTACCTGTACGTGAACTTCTAGAGTAGATTTTCCAGAGTCAATATGCTCACACAATACTGGGCCTCGTCATCCTCGTCAGGAGCCTCGAGATCCCCAATTCTGATGAAACCAGCCTTGCTGTAAAGAGCATCGTAAAGATGTTGAAGTGAATCAACAAGAAGAAATCTTCCTCCCGATATCTCTCTTGCCCGCATAACTTGCGAGATTGCCTCTCTGAGCAATACGGTCCCAGGAAAATCTTCATGTGTAAACCGACTGCTTCTCGCCAGTTCTCCTATTGTGTATACTCCCACATATCCGTCTGTTGATTGGCGTACACCCTTGGAATACTTAGCCTGTTTCTTCTTTGATAGGGCCGACCAGCCTTCACTACAAGTGATCTTTTCCCATTTGACACTTGTTAATCCAAGAGTAAAGAAACCAATCATCGAATTGTCGTCTTCGTTTATAGCTAGATATGTACGAGATTCGCCATGATCCTCAGCAATATAGACATTTTCCGTGGTGATAAACCGTTTTACGGTACGGGTATCTAGACATTCAAAATCACGCATTTGCGATTTCAGGTTTTGGACAATTTTTTGGTCGGAGAGTGAATCTAGTTCACTAACTCCGACCAATGAGTATGAAAGAGCCATTTGTTAGTTTTTCTTGAAGCCTATTCCAACCTCATGCTGAAGTTCCGAATTTCCTTCCAATCTACGGGAAGTGAATCCTGCCATGAAACTTTGCAATTTCTGAGCAGATTCGTTGCGCTCTTCCTGACTTAACGGCTCGCGATTTATTACGTAGCTTTCGCTTAAAGATCTCAACGCCATGTCTGCCGCCCCTTTCCTTTATTCAACAGCTAAAGCAATGTTTGAAAAGTAAAAACCAGACGATAGACGTGTACCGCTGGCTCTGAATCAAACATGCACTTTTCTGTTGTACAGAAAGCGTATCACTTATATCCGATTATATGAATTTAATTTTTCTGTAATTGACCAGTAATTGTTAAATCAAATACGCAGGTTTCGTTTGATGAAATTATCATCGATTTTATTTCGTAAAGTTGAGTGATGCGTTGAGAGTCTCTCGGCATTCCTATTGTTCGATGCTCAGCGCCGTCTTTCCTGTGATTTCCGCGAGAGCCTGTGGTGACCAATGGGTATATCCTGCTGTGGTGCCGATGTCGACGTGACCCATGATGCTTTTGCGGGCGTCTTCGGATGCTCCGGCTATGGCGAGTTGGGTGGCGAAATAGTGTCGTGCGCTGCGTATCGTCACTCTCGGTAGTCCGGCCTTCTCCAATGCGCGGTACCAGCGGCGTCGTTCGACCGTATTGGTCAGCGGCTGACCCTTGCGGGTGAAAATCAGATCCTTGGAGGTCAGCTCATGATCGGTCGCCCACCCCGCGAGGTCGTCCCAGAGGGTTTTGCTGACTGGCACGATGCGTTCGCCCTTCTTCGATTTGGGCGGCACCATCCATATGCCCTTGGTGATGGGTTCGGCCTTGAGCCATGAGGGTATGACCGCGCCTTTCGCGTAGCGCTGCAACTCGTGGCACACGTGGATCGCGGGAGTGCCGTCGACCTCCACAAGGTCGGCAGGCGTGAGTGCGAACCGCTCCCCCTGGCGCATGCCTGTTTCGAACGCGAGCCGCCACATGAGGCTCCACATCGCGTCATCCTCGGGACTGTCCGGCCACTTGTTCTGGCCGCGCCTGCGTTTCACCTCGCCGGAGGCGCTGGAAGCGGCCTGTATGAGCCTGACGGGCTGGCCCGCATCAAGTATCACCGTCGGGTTCGCCTCGACCCTGGGCGGGTCGCAATGGGCACATGGATTAACCTCTATCAATCCCTCGCCAACGGCGTCATCGAGGGCGTTGCTCAGACGACGATACGCGTTGAGCGCGGTCTTGCTGCTGCGCGTCGAGGTGATGTCCTTCTCCAGCTTGCGCACATGCGCCGCTGTGAGATCGCCGATGCGGACGGCCCCGATGCTGTTCGTGATGTTCCGGCAGTCGGAGCGGTACGATTCCCAGACGCGGGGCTTGACGTTGGGGCGCTTGAACTCCTCGAGCCAGCGTCCCAGCCAGTCTGCCAGTTTCGGTGTTACATCCGAGGCAAGGACTCCGGTAGATATTAGTTTCTTCCGAGCTTCCAGATATTTGGCCTTGGCTTTATTCGGATCCTTGCTGCGGAATGTTTTACGTCTGCGTTTTCCCGTCGCAGGGTCATTGGGTAGCTCGAGCGTATATGTGTACCGATTTTGTGAATCGACAAATACGGCTCCAGTGCCGCGAGGCCTCCTGTGTTTGGCTTTCATATCGCTATCACCTTGGTCCTTGAAATACAATGCTCTGAGTCTTACCGCCTCTTCGCATGCATGTTCTTTATCGTCGAAATATTCACTTCTTATTTGTTTGCCGTTGTGGTGGATTGCCGCAAACCATTTCTTCCTATAGCCATACCAGTAAACGTTTCTGACGCCGGATGACCGATTGTTGCTTGATGCGCCGAATCTATGTTGGTTGTTTTCCGCGATCGTAATGCAGCGTAAATGGTTTGGATTAAAACAGAGTCTGTTAAAGCAGCGGTGGTCAACGATATGGGCTTCCGGGATAGCTCCACGGAAAATCTCATAACTGAGTCTGTGAACCAGTACCGTCGATTTGTCTAAATACACGTGTCCATACCCATTATCCGTATGACCGCCCGTCCAGAACCAGCAGTTTGAAACTGGGTCAACACGCCGATGCTTGAATAACCGTCTGATGAGTTCCTGTGGGCGCTCGGAGATGGCCTCAGTCTGGCACTCATCAGTTAATTCCATGGTTTTAATATTAGCATAAAAGTGAGCCTAATGAGTAGCCTACGGCCACCGTAAACCACCGTAATTCACCGCAATCGAGTTTTAGTCATGTTTTTGGTAGTATCTGCGATCGTTGGAATGACAGGCTGTATTCGTTGGGATTCCGCCACTGTGCGGCTCCGTGTGTGGAGCGGGCGACGGGAATCGAACCCGCGTAATCAGTTTGGAAGACTGATTACAAAGCGCTCTCATATATTCCGAATACTGATACAAATATCTTCGGTGTAGCCTAACTGTAGCCTACGTAATTATCTCCACTTTCGGTCTAGCGCTCGCAGTACGTGTATGGGTGCGCCGTATCGGATGGTGCGGATGTCTGTACGGATTTCCTTGTGCTGGGTTTCGAGGAGTTTGCGCTCTCCTCTGGTGAGGTGCGGGTTTGCCAATGCGTCGAGGATCGCGTCTTTGCGTTTCTCCAGGAGTGTGCGCGTGCGCTGGTTGCGTTCCTGGTCGGTGTTGCCATGCTGTTCGGCCCATACCGTTGGGCGGGTGGTCACGTCGTCGGAGTCTTCGAAATCGGGCATGTTCCAGATGCTAGTGAATCACGATTCGTTAAGCCGTCGCTGAAATAAGAAAAACCCCGGCCGAAGCCGGGGCGTGGTTCATTTGGGCGGATCCGAGTAGTGACTATTCGTCTAGCGTTAACTCTTCCTGTACCGCACCATGCTTCGGGTATGCACGGTCGAGGAGTCGAATAAATTCGGACCATGAGCCTGAAGCCCTCATAAGAGTGATAACGGAACCGATCATCTTTTCAAGATGCTTGTCGCCAATATCTTCGGTGAGGAATTGATGGTGGTGATGTTTTCTGTGCCCATCAGCGTCGGAGGGATTCTTTTTCTTAAGACTTTCAAGTACTCCACTCGGGAGTCTGTCGTAGACGATATCATTCGTGATTTTCCCGACAACCCTCGGTTTCTTCCCTCCTGCGCCCAGATTTATGTAATCCCAGCCCTTGAGCTTAAACATTTGGGAATAGAACTCGTCGGGGAATCGTTTCGCCCATGGCTGGAGCTCTTCGGAGATATATTTACTCAGCAAAAGCTCAAGCTCGTTATGCTGTCTTACCGACTGATACCCGGTAGCCTCATCCACCAGAGCCACTACTCCGATTTTAGCCAAGGCGGTCATCAGTATCTCAGCCTGTATCGCGATATGCTCCTGTGACGGCAGGAGCGCGTGGTCTCTTCGCGCCTTCAGAAACACATCGCATATTTCAGGCAGGGATGTCGCATCGATACCGTAGGCTCCGAATCCTCCGTGGCCCTTTGCCCGCCAAAGGCGGTGGTCAACAAGCTTGCGTTCCAATGCCGCGGAAATGTATGGTCTCAGATTCCCCGCCGAAACATAGACGGGTAGCTTGTTGCCCTCTTTCTGCCGAATCCAGTGCGATCCTCCTCGTTTGTTCCCCAACGCTGCACTGACCTGCCGCTCGGACAACAGCCGTGTGCCGTCCTTCATAACGCCGCACTGTATGTCGATCCCCTCCGCAAGTTGCAACTCGCCACTGTATTCGGCCGTTTCGCCTTTTTCTCTCTCTGCCATGTATCCTCATTTCTTTATCAAAATTGATTCATTTATATCACGAAAGAGGAGATTAAGCTAGGCACCATATAGGAAACGTTGAAATAGCAACGAATATTCAACATCGGCCCGTGCGAAATCGACATATCGGCACCATATGGTTCGTTGATATTACGGTGTTTTGAAAATCACATGCTAAGAGGATTATTAGCAATTTCTTTATCAAGAATAAATGCATGTTAGTCAATTTATCTATAAGCAGTCCACATGCAAAAATAAGCCCCGCCCTCGGCGTGATGCCGGGAGCGGGGCTCGGTGGTAAAGGTGTGACGCCTGAGCGCCTTATTTTGATAATCCTGTAGCCTGTTTGACTTGTGTGGCTGCCTGCTCGTCAGTGGTTGGCAGTGTTGCAGGGACTGTGGTTGCGGTGATTTTCCGGATGGTGTCCAGTGTGTCTTCGGCCTGTTTTACGAGATCGGTAATATCCACGTCGCGAGATCCCGGGATGGCTCGCTTGACCAGCGCATAGGTTCCTTGGGCTACGCCGAGTGCGGCGAGGAGCTGCACGACGAGTGCCGCCCATGTGTATGTGCCGACCAGTGCCCACACGATGCCAGCGCCGACTAGTGAGACGAGGCCGGTGACCACGAGGGCGAACAGGGTGCGCCACCGGTCGGGGATGAATGTCTTGGTGAGTTGCGTGAGGCTGGAGCCCACGATGCCGGTTCCCACCGCGGGGGCGAGAAGCGACACCAGTATTGCTGTATTCATGTTTTTTGTCCTTAATATTTGAGGGTGTGTCCGGTGTAGATGCGGTTGGGGTTGCTGATCCCGTTGAGCGAGGCGAGCCTGCTGGTGGTGGTGCCGAGTCTGCGGGCGATCGATGAGAGGGTGTCGCCCCTGCGGATCGTGTACCTGCGATTCGAGGACGCGACCGTGCTACTGCCGGCGAGTTTCAGGGTTCGCCCCGTGTAGATCACATAGGGGGCGCGGATGCCATTGAGGTTGGCGATCATGGTCCACGGAACACCGGTCTTCGCCCCGATCCTGCTGAGAGTGTCGCCACGCACCACCGTGTAGGTGCGTGCGGCCACTGCCGGATTGCCGGAGAGGCTGGCCTGTGTGTCAGGACCCGCGTAACCGTCTACCTGCAGTCCGTGTCTCGACTGGTAGTCGCGTACCGCTGCTCTCGTGCCTGGACCGTAGTAGTCGTCCACGGCGAGCTGATACCCCTTGGCGTTGAGCAACCGCTGTGTTTGAGCAACCGAATAGCCCAGGTACATGCCGTGAGGAACCGTGCTCACTGTCGTAACAGCGACCGGTACGGTCGATGTCGTGGACCCGTTGCCGAATGCTCCCGATCGGGCGAGGTTGGTGTCCAGGGAACCGTTGTAGCCGGTGACTCTGCCGACCGACGTGTACTGGTGGATGAGCCACTTGTCCCAGTAGGCCACGGACGGGGAACCGTGATAGGCCCCGTTGTTCGAACCGTAGTTCGCAACCCAGAGTTTCACACCGGACGCGGCCACGGACGACCAGTTGTAGGCCCTGGTCACACTCGAGCTCATGTACACGTACACGTTCGCATCAGCACCCAGGCGAGACCTCACCTGCTGCACCCACGCCTGTACTTTGGCAGGGCTCACGAACCGGGATTCCTCGGCGTCATACACCAGCGGGTCACCCGGCTGATAGGACACCAGGCCGTTGACGAAACTGTTCGCCGCCGTGGTCGGGTCCGCATAACCGTTGTAGTAATAATGGCCCAACGACTTGCCTGCCGCCCGCACGGCCTTCGCGTTCCGGTCGTACATCGGGTCGGTGTAGTAGTAGCCGATATCCGATCCGCCCGCTTTCACGATCACGAACGAACCGAGCGCGTTCACGTTGATGGAACCCTGCCATCGGCTGATGTCATGGCCCACAGTGTCCGCCGACGCCGCTGGAACCAATCCCATGCACAGCACCGTCGACACGAAACCCGCAGTCAGCAGCCGCTTCATATCCCTGGGTTCGGGCTTACGCTCATGAGGGCTGCGATGTTTCCGACTCATTTGGCCTCCTTACTGGTAGCAGCAACGGCAGTGTTTGCCCCGCTCCCGCTCTGTGTAGTGGTTTCCCCATCCAGGGTGATAGTCACGGTGATAGTGGAATCGGCAGTACCGTTCTGGGCCGCCACCGTGAGCTTCTGGCCAGTAGTCAACTCGTAGACGCCCGCGAACGGGAGCGGCACATTCGGATTACTGTCCGTCTGCGCCTTGCTGTCCCCCACATGCTGATCGCTGTCGGTCGGAGTCGCGGACGCACCCTCGAGCCCCTCGGCACCCTGCGCGGGTTTGAGTCCGGTGTCCGGGTCGATGATGGTGACCGTCACGTCTGTGGCCGTGCCGGTACCATCGACATTGACCGTCGCCGTATGTGTTTTGATGGTCTGACTGGCCGACGTGGTCGGCTTCACAGCAGTTGGTGCGGGCGTGCTGGTGCCGCACGCGGCAAGCGAGCCGAGCAAGGCCAGCGCGGCCAATGCTCCCAGTAATCGTTTGTGCATGATGCTGCCTCCTAGATTTGGGCATAAGAAAAGCCCCCGAGAATTCGGAGGCTTGGATAATTGAGTGTGTGGTTAGTGGATTGCAGGGCCTGGATTGTCGGAGGAGATGTGCGCGTCCATGATCTCGTCATGCAGATGCGTGCCCGTCCCGTTACCGCCGAGACCGTGATACGCGGTGTACACCTCGTCGGCCTCTTCCTTCACGTTCACGGGGCACAGCTCGTCGTGCTCCACATACTTCTCGTGGATGTCGATCAGTCGGGCACGCAACAGGACACGCATCCCCTGAGTGAGGGCTTTGTCTCTGTTAGCGGATTTGCGCA